TAAATCTACCGGTCACAGTTCCGCCATAATCCGACCTTATTTGATTTATGTCTGCATGGATCCTGCCTTTATGTTCATGTTTAATTATGGTATCAATAAAAGTAGTATGAGCCTTATTAACTTCTCTAGCTTGAGCAATCATTCTAACTACAGGATGGCTATGATTCTGAATAAAATTTTTTGTAAAGGATGGAGCTTGTGATTTTGCAGTTCGTTCGTATGGTAAACCAAGTTTATCAAAAACTTTGGCAACACTTCTTGCAGCCATTAACTGAACGTCTATTTGCGTTTCTTTTTTTATTTTGTGCAGGAGCTCTTCTTCTTGCAATGTTAACTGCTGCTTTAATTTATGAGCTCGTTGAACGTCTACTCGGACTCCAAGGAAACGCATGTCTACCAGACAAGGAAAAAGATCAGTTTCCAATTCAAAAATAGACTCAACATCTTGATGCATTAATTCTTTTTTAAATATTTGCCATAGCTCTAGTGTAAGCTCTGCATCTTTTTCTGCATAAGATCCAACATACATTGCCGGGAGCTGCCACATATCTGCTTTAGGGTCTAATCCTCTAGATTTTGCTTCTTCATTTAATGCAGTTTCATTTTTACCATGACCTAAATAATCCCAAGATAAACTATTCAAATCAAATCTAAATCTGTTTTCATCAATTAATGAAGCCGCAATCATAGTGTCCACTATCTGTCCATTTATCTTAAGACCCATAGATCTAATCCAACATACATCATACATTGCATTGTGAAATATTTTTACAGCATCAGACTCACAAATATCTTTGAACCATTCCAAAGTTTTTTTACGATCCATGTTTGGCCCTGATCCGTGAGCAATTGGAAAATAAAATTTTCTACCAGGTACAGCAACAGCTATACCCACAACTTCACCATTACCAATAATAGATCCAGATCCTTTAGATTTTAAATCAGGATCTCTTGTCTCTAAGTCAATCGCAATCTCGTCGTACTTTCTTAGATCAGGATATTCTTCTGGTTCATTCCACTCTGTTTGTGCTTCAAATAAAGGTATTTTCATTTTTTAGGCTCGCATAAATATTTTTTTTTAATAGTTCTATTTAATTTATCTTTGTTACTAAAAGCATACAAAGCTGCATCATAGTTGTGTGGAAATATTTCCCACGCAATATCTTCGAGTCCTGTGTAAATTTCTAAATTAAATTTATTTTTAGAAACCTCAATTGTTTTTGTTATAATTCCTTTGTGTGCCATTATTTTTTTATTTCGCCAGCTTTTAATTTAATATTACCGGAGACTGTTATTCTATAATCATCACTAGTAAAAAAGGGATAAACTTGATGCTGTTGTATAGCAGGAAACACAACAATTTTATTTTGAAAACTTTTATCTACATCTACATTAATGTGAACAATATTATTCCAAGTATCGTGAGTTAAAAAACATAACCTTGAGGTTGATGGTTTTTTTGCACTTGTCTTAGGAAAATAATTATCTTCTTCATTTAAATTATAAGGTATATTTAAAAATATTATAAATGAAAACATACCTGTATGATTGTGTAATGGATTAAATTCGTATTTTTTTTGAAAATTGCACCATAATGAGTGTAAATAAAAAGGTCTATTCTCACTTAAAATATTAATCTTTTCAATGTATTCTTTTAAAATAGAACTTGATTCTATTTTTTGTATTATATAATTTTCAAAAGAAATAGGCCAATTTTTATAATTATACTCTTCTTTTATTTGCCCTGCTAAAGCTTTATTACAAGCTGTTTCAGGTATTTTTTTAATGCCTTCTTTTAAATAAGTTATAGATTTTAAAGGCACATCATCGTAAGCTTCTATATTTAATTTTTTTAATCTATCCACTTCACGCCACCAATTTCCTATTTCCTCTGCCATTACTTTTTCTTTTTCATATCATTAATTTTTAACATTTCTAATTGACAATAGTGTACGATTTTTTTAAGATCTTCTACTCCTCCTTTTCTTTGATATCTGCAAACGTATTTAACAACGTTGCCTTGAAAAAAAGATAAATCATTTTTAGAAATAAACTCGTAGGGCTGAATAGGAAACTTAGTGTAATGATTCCCCCCTACCTGTGTGTATTGTGGAAAAGATTCCGCAAATATATCTTTGTCTGTCATAGTTGATACCCCTTTCGTTCTATTTTTGCTCTCATTAAATATAAGTTTCTTTTTGCTCTCGTGCAACCTACATACCATACTCTATGCTCTTCGTCACGCTTTATTACACTTTTTATTGTGGCCTCTCTAATTTTTTTAGCATTGTCCAATACTAAAATAACATTCTCACATTCACCACCTTTTGCTGCATGAATTGTAGATACTTTAATTCTTGCTTCATCACTTAATTTTTCTTTATTTGACAACATAAGTCTTATGTAAATTTTATCTTCAGCTGGTGCATTATCAAAACATTCAAACCATTTTAAATCTTTCTTAAGTTCTCTGTTGCCCATGTATTCTTTGATATCTTCTAATGCTGTATCCGATATTGTTTCTCCATTTAACCATTTGCTATGATTAACAATGGCTTTGTATAGTTTAGTGTTATAACTTTTTTGATGTTTGTTTTCATAATATAGACCTTTGACCTTTAACAAATTACAAATTTCTTTTGATCTAGATATAGTCCTGGTTAAGATTAACCAATCCTGACTAAATAAGTCAAGATTCTCTAAGCTGTTAATTTTACTACACAAACCCTCTTCGTTTCTAGGTAAATAATTTTTATCTGCTCTGAGTCCTTCAATTCTTGCAGTAACAATTTCTGAAATATCTTGAACAGCTTTTGGTATTCTTCTTGATTTAGATAATACTTTTTCTACAGCTTCTTCTTGTATAAATCGATCTACATCTGCACCAGCCCACCCATAAATAGCTTGGTCATCATCTCCTGCAAGATAAACTTTTTTAGATTTAGATTTTAATATGTCATATAGTTTCCATTGTATGGGAGATAAATCTTGTGCTTCATCAATAAATACTACATCAAACTCTGGAATTTTATGTGGCTGTTGCACGATGTCATGAATCATATCTGTAAAGTCAACTAAGTTATTTACATCTGGATGTTTGTAATTGTTGTAATTAGCTTCAATGTGTTTTAATAAATCTGGATCCACATTCATAGAGTGTTCTCCTGTACAGTATTCATCCCAAACTGGTATATCTTTTTCTTTTGCTTTTAAAATAATTTGAAAGTATTCATTATCACAAGTTAGATAAGGTGATGCATCCATATCTTTTTTTGCATTGACTCTTACACTAAGTTCTTTACCAAGATCGTTATAATGATAGTCTTGCATTACGTTTTCTTCTCGAAGTCCTAGACTATGAAAAGCTAAAGAATGTAAAGTTTGAAAATATTTTAACTGTTTCTTTTTATATTGTGGATTTTTTTTAAGCATACGATCTTTTGCTTCGTTTGCTGCTTTACGAGTAAAAGCAAAATAACCTATTCTATCAATAGGAGTACCTATTCTAATGTAGGCCATGGCTCGCCTAATTAATTTTTCTGTTTTACCTGTGCCCGGAGGACCATATATCTTAGTTACTTTTTTCATCAGGTAGGGTTTCCTCTGCAGTAGGGGCAAAAGTGTCAACAAATTTTCCTGAAAAATTAAATGTCCCGTGATGTCCAACCTCACAATGAATTAAGGCATGTAGTTTAAATCCTGACTGTCTAGCTAAACTACAAAAAGAAACATCTTCTCCATACCAAGCACCTTCTTTTGAATCAAAAGTGTTTTCCCAAAAATTATATAAATATTTTTTTTGTTTATCAGATATACCTGAAGCATATTTAATTTTTAATTGTGGATAATTTTTTATTAATTTTTCATAAACAGATCTGTGTATTAAAGTAAGTCCTGCTGGTCCTCCAATAATTTCCGTGATCCCTGATTTATCAACATTTATATTTTTATAATCAGGAAAAGCTACAGAATAAGACACAGAATTATCGTGAGTCTTTTTTCTATAAGGTGCACATATAAAATCTTTTTGAGCCATCAACAATGAACCAATAACTTCTGGTTCAAAACTTACATCAGCATCAACAAATAGTTGATAATCATAATTAGACTCTAAAAATATTGCTGACAATATGTTTCGTGAATAACCTACGTAAGGTGATTTAAATGTTGATATATTTGTTTTAATTTTAGCTGCAGTAAATTTATCAAATAGTTTTAATAAACTTAAACAAGTTGGCACTTGCATAGTATCATAACAAGGCATTGATACATGCACCGTAGGTATCTTTTTTTCCGTCATAGTATATCCTTTTTGCTTTTCATTGGTATTATTTCAACAGGATTCTCTTCTCTTTCAAAATGTGTCATTGATATTTTAACACATCTTACTGGGTTATGTGATTTTTTTTCTGTTTCTTTTTTAGGATATCGTTTAAGACTCCGTAGTTCTGCTCCAAAAAAGTCCATCATCATTTGACCTGTCCTATCAATTTTAGATTTCCATTCTTTATTTTTTAAAAAATTATAGAAAGGATCAAACACAAAATAAGCAAAGCCGTCATCAATTAATGTGCTACCACTTCTAAAAGAAGCATCACTAACTGCTGGTACACCATGAATATAATCATCTAAATGTTTATGAAGTATTTCTTTTGGTGATGTACCTGGAGGAGCTTTTTCTGTTTTCATTCCTTGCCATAGGTTATCTAAAATATTTTGCATATCATCACCTTTGATCCGTGGTGGTGGAATCGGTGTGTGAGCTCCAATTAAACGTCTAAGTTTTTCTTGGTCCATGATGTAATTAATATCTCTAGCGATTATTTGTTGTGTAGTTTCACCCTCTACTTTGTCATTATAATGTACAGTAAATCTAAATTCTGGTTCAGGAGAATAATCTATTTTAATTAAAGCTGACAATGCAGGAAACTTTTTAACTTTATCTGACGCTACACCAAATTTTCTTTTTAAACATTCTGATTTAACACACATACTATTAATAGGTTCCTCCGAACAAGTATGGCCTGCTGTATCTTTTTTATATGCTTTAATTTTTTGTTTTACTTTTTCATCTCCCCAAATGTTATCATAAACAATATAGTTTCTTGCGCCTTCTAAAAGTTTTTCTTCCCAGTTGTCTGGATATTTCTTTTTAGCAAACACCATATAGTTATAAATAAATCTATCTCTGTAATCATCTAATTTAGATTTAGACAATCTTTGTAAACAAACGGGACCATCTGCAAATTCATCTGCACCACCTGTTAGTTCTAATCGCATAAGCTCTGTTGCAAATTCTTCTAAATCTTCTTTAGTTTTTGTGTTAGCTTCCACGACTTTTATAAATTGGTCAAAAGTAAACTCAGTCCCATCTAGATTCACACCAACTCTTTCATTACGATTATAATAAGGTAAGTTTATAAAGTTACCGTTTATTGGTTTACTATCTGAACCAATACCTAATTGAGTTTGTTTTGGAAATATCTCTGTTGAAGCTTTAAGATCAAATGTAAATAATAATTTATCTAAAAAATTTCTAACGAAACTTGCTTTGACTGGTTCTTTAAAAAATACATATATGTGAAGTCCACCGCTTTTAGATTTAACTGGGACTACTGGAATATTTTTTTTATCTATTATTTCTAAATACTTTCTTAAATCAAAGTTGTCATATTCATCTGAGTCTATGTCTATGGCTCCAAATTTTGCTAATCCATCATCATCACAAGGTTGGATACCTATAGATTTTTTACCACTAAGATGATCTAAGTAATCTGACTCTAATAATTCTTTTGCTGCCCACCCATATTTTAATTTAAGTTTACCTGTAGCAGGATCTTTGTATGCAGAGTTTATATCTGCATAGCCATAGTCTCTTTTAAGACCTGTAAATATATCTATAAATTTTTCTTCCATCTTTATATTTTGTGGGGTGGGTCCACTCTCGCTTTACCACCCCAGTTGCAACAATTCCTAATGGAATTCTAGTAGTGAGCTGCCCCATCGGTTGCTTTAGCGGCATCATCTTCACCATGTTTTACTTGAACATCTCCTTTAGAAATGCTTTCAGAAAAACTTTTGGCTTGTTGATACAACCCAGCATCCTGAATTGAACCTGTCTTGCTCACTTCCCAACCAAACCATGTGCCTTTGTCGTTAGACTGCTGCACGGTTCTTAGTTGATAAAGATGGCTAAAAGATGCGGGAGTAAACAATCCGTTTTTTCCCTGCATTTTTATACTTTGCATCATGCTATTCCATTTTCTACTAATTTTTAATTGAGTAGATTTCATAGCAATCAACGCAGTAGTTGGCGAATCACTATTAACTATCACAAAATGTTGTGCGGTTTTCTCAATATAATTACCGTTAGGTAATCTATCTTTGAAATCCCCACCTCTAGTTGTTTTAGTCATGATGTCACTAGATGAAGGATAGATATTAACAGGAGCACCTGATCCATCTTTTCCTCTATCTTTCCACTCAACATATTCGAGTTTGTAGTAACATGGAATCACTTGGACTCCTTTTTCACCATTAAAGAGTTCACCTGTTACTGAATTAAATATCATTCCAGGTTCT